GAACATATTTTAATTGTATTTGGAAGTTTTCACTAAGTTCAGGTGCTGATACAAATTTTTGAGAGAACGATACAAGGTTGTTTTTTCTCATATCATTCCACTTTGCAATACCTGAACCTGTTGTTATAAATCTTGATTCATAGTCCAGATTACCTACAATACCTGCAGCTTGATTTACTGTATAGCCACTATCAATAAAAAATTTCATTGATTCAGATCTTTTTCTTCTTCTTTTTTCTGTTTCACTTGTAAGTGTGCTACTTATTGGTGTGCCTATAGGCGTTTCAAAATCATTTGTAAATAAATTTGTCAATTGTGTTTCTGTAGGATAATCCTCTCTAGGTAATGAACCTAATACTACAGGTAATTGTGAACTTTCTCCATCTAAAAAGAAACCAAATACAATTGAACCTGCTGTAAGCTTTGGATTTTTCCCTAAACCTGAAACACCTTCCTCTGTTGTAGGAATAACAATAGATGCCCAAGGTAAATCAGCTTCAGGTATATCTGAAACTTTATTTGAATGAACACCATGTATTCTAATTTTTACTCGACCTTCATACCCATAATGAGGAGTAGCATTTACAACAGTTGCTACAAACCACCGAGTACTGTCTCCATAAAATTCTCTTTGTAATGTTCTTATAATTTTCATTGATTATAATTGTTTGCAAGTTTAACTGCCTTCACGTTACATATAGGCTTTTGGTTTCTTGTAAAGTTATACGATATACTATACAGTAAATAGTCTCCAGATTTTTCTCTATCAATTATCTCGTCTCCAGATGATTGATCATTTGATGAGTTGTTGGAATTAAAAACAAAACTTGCAACATCGCCTACACCGGACTGAGCCGAGAATAAAAGACCCACATTCATTCTACATGATATTGCATTTGTTTGTAACATATTTTTTAATGCCATACTTTCGACTCTATGTCTTAATTTTACTCTATCAGCATCGTCATAATAACTATTATATTTTCCATATACCTTATCAAGACTTAATTGTGCAAAATATCTTGACTGATAATAATGTATAGGTAATCCATCAACCAATGATATATCATCTATAATATTTTGTTTGCTTTTATTATTTTCTATAGGAATAATACCATTAGTTGAAAGTGTATCTGTATGTATTTTAGAACTATAAATTGATCTATCAGGTATATTTTTATTTACATCTAAGTTACTAATTTCTGAGCCTACAGCACCTGTTCTAATAAGTTTTAATAGATTATGTCTATCAGTAAATTCAACTTCCTCTATTATCTGATCTTCTGGTTCTGGAAACCACCTTTCGTTGGCATCGTTTACAAGAGCAGTTGAATTTGTAAAAGGAAAATATCCAGCATACGGATCATTATTAATACTATATCCACCACCTATCATATCATCAAGCGATCTCCAGTACACACCTTGATTATAAAGATTTGAATATGTAAAATAAGGACTTCCATTTGATGTTGTTGATCTGTCTCTTATCCATTCTATTGCACCTAAAGGTGTTAAATATGGAATGATAACTTTCATTTTTGACTGAGTAGCATCACCACTCCAACCATAAAAACTTGTGTTTAATAATTGTTCACCTTCAACAATATTCTGTATAATTTTTCCAGGTGTACCTTTTAATGATTTACTAAATCTTTTTAAATAGTTATTAAAGTAATACTCGTCTACAAGATTAAAGACCAATACAGCCGATCTATCATTACCTTTTGCTTCTGATTTAATGGATGTAATCTTAAATTTTCTTTCTTCCATTATATTGAAGGACTTATCATTTCCTTCAATTGTTACTGAAATCGTTTCTGTTCCTCTAATATCATAAAGACCACTACCATCAAACAAACCACTATCATCTAAAATAAAGATATTACCAGTAAGGTAAGGTCTTTCAATATTTTCAAAAAGGGTTAAGTTGGAAACTAAAGATGTAACATCCAAGGGTTGATTTTTGAATCGTTCAGAAGTAATTACTACTCTACTTAATTTCCAAGGAGTTTGTACATGTGTGGACATTATCTTTTAATTGATTTAAAGTATTCAGAGGTAATTGTTTTTACAACCTCTCGTCTTAATACTTTTATTTGTTTCAGTTCATCATTTTTATTTCTAAAATTATCTTCTAATGTAACAGTTGTTAATCCAACTGGGGTTCTTGTTGTAATTTCAAATGGATTTATATCCTGCCACACACCATCGGAATCTTCATAATGATGTACAGCATCTTTTTGATCATTGACTTCTATGATTTGTAATGTTTGTTCACCGTCGCCCGGATTATATCGTAGAAAAGAATCACCTATAAATGTATCGGCCGATGTCAAAGGTTGTAAAATAAATTGTCCAATATCAATATTTCTTTCAACAATTACAGCATCGTGTGAGGTTTCTCTACCTGTTACCTCTGTACCTACAAGAAAGATTGCACCAATATTATCATCATCAACATCGCTGTTTAATTTATCGCCACCCTGATCTTTACAGTTAGATGTAATTGCAATGTAAGGAAAATTCTTTGCTAATTGGACTTCAATTTCGTGTTCTGATAATGGCCAACCTGACTCTCTTAAATGCTCATTAAGCAAATAAAATGTCCAGTGATAATCTGGAGAGCCGTAAAGTTTATATGATAAGGTATCTGGTCTATCACCGTCAAGTACTGTATAGTATTGCATAAATGATACTTGATCTTTTACGTTCACAAAGAAATCACTATATTTTGCTAGATTATCCATAAGGTTATAATCTGTTTCATCACCAAACTTGTAAGGAACTTTAGGAAAATTTCTAAAAAACTGTGACATTAAACCTCCTGTTCAGCCTCAAGTGCAACAATATCTTCACCAGCCTCAATAGGTTGTCCACCAAAGAATGTTTTTGATAAAGCTCTTGTTTCTCTAAATGTTAAAGTAAGATCAGTTTCATTAAAGTTACCATCTTCGTGAAATCCCATTTGTGTAGGGTTAAACGTTGTTTGTACCTGTGTTAAATAACAATCTGCTATCTCAGTACCAGGTATAATTTGACCATTATATTTTACCTTTATTTCAAATTTATTTGGAAATTCATAACCAACAGAAATACCTGCTGCAAGAATTTCGGTAGGGTAAACTTCTTTTCTAAAAAATGCTACAATGCTTTTAATTGCTTCAGCCTCTACTTTAGATGTAGGTATTAATTTAAATGTGAATGTAAATATTCTAATTTCTGGTGCTTCAAAAAGTGTTCTAGCATTAGGATTCACGGTTGTTTGTGTTGCAAGTCTCACTGCACCACCTGCAACATCATTTATAGAGGAGGTAACAACAGATGCTGCAAGTCTTGCCATTGCTGAACTACCTACAGCTCCAGCACCACCGTTTGTAAATGCACCAAAAATTTCAGATCCTGTTCTTATTCCAGCACCTAATACACCTTGTCCATTTTGAAGCCCTTGTTGAAGTGCTGCGCCTCCTATACCTAAATCAATATTATTGTATTTTGCAACATCATTAAATTGTAATTGTTGCATGAGATATAATGATACTGTTTCAAGTCTATCTCTGGATCTTTTTGTAGGTGTTTCATTGTTTACCCCATTATGAGAAAGTAAAGCATTACTTGCTTCCTCTGATCCGTCATTTACCCCAGCAACAGATTCATTTTCACCCCCATCAGTTGACGTATCTCGATTAAAAAATCCTGTAACAGAGTTTACAAAAGAACTTCCTATATCAGCAACATCTGATGTAAGTCCAGTGGGTGTAACTGGTTCCTCCGAAATTGTTGTAAATTCAACAGATGCCTTATATTCATCTTGATTTAAAGGATACCGGCGAACATTGGGTCCATTTGAAAGTCCGAACTTTTGCTGAATATAATCTTGGCCGATTTGTCTAATGGTTTCTTTTATGTTGGTTATCGCCATGTAAGTACCTAATAAATAACATTTAATATGTTTATTTATAAAGGCTAAATGAAAACATACACAGGAAAATATCGAGTTGTAAATGCACACAAGTATAGAGGTGATGTTACAAATGTTATTTACCGATCCCAGTGGGAGAAACAATGTTTTTTATGGTGTGATCGAAATTCCAATATAAAGGAATGGTCGTCAGAGGAGGTTATAATACCATATTTCTATGATGTTGATAAAAGGTATCATCGTTATTTTATGGATTTAAAGTTTACAACAAAAGAAAATAAAACATATTTAATTGAAATAAAACCAGAGAAACAA